TAACACAAGATTTAGGAATACTTGGTGTTGATGAAGGTAAAGATTTTTATTATTTAGTTGGTAGTACAGAGATAGTGCAAGACTTTTCTGACACAGCTTTATCTTCTACAGATAGTTTAAGAATAACCTACGTAGGACAATTTCAATTAGTAGCACTTGCAAGAGATGATGCTGAAGTAGATAGAATACAAGCACTTGAAGGTGGTGGTACAACAGGTTTTGTTGACGCATCAACAACACAAGGTGGTATTAAAGGGTCAGACGAAGGAATTGAAGTTGCAAGCAGTTATCTTGACAGATTTTCACAAACAAGTACGTTATTATCGTTTACCACAACAAAAGAAACACCATCAAGACTAAAAGCAGGGCAAGTCTTAGACTTTGAGATGTTAGACCAAGACATAAGTGGGTTATTTTTAATTGACCACATAAGAATTAGATTTAGAAATGGTATTACGTTTTATGACGTAAAATGCGTAGCTTCACCACCTGAATATACGTTTGAAGGCTTAATGCGTGATTTAGATGACAGTATATCTGATGCCTTTAATGAAATAGCAGATAACCAAGATACTGAAGAAGTTGTTGTAGTAAGAGCTGACGCAGGTGCAGAAACTTTAACATTAAGCGATAGTCAAACTATTGATGTGTTATCATGCCCTGTACCAAGTAGTACAACATTAGTTAGTGGAAGTTTATTAGTATGTTAAATTGGCAAGGAAAAATAGTAATAAAAGCACGAGATAAAAACAACAAACTTGTGCAAGTAGATGTAATAAATAACACAATTACAACAGCAGGTAAAAACTTGTTAGCTAGTTGTATAAGAGATAGCAGTGCTGATGCTGAACTAAAGTTTGTAGCATTAGGTACTGACAATACTACACCTACTACATCAGACACAACACTTGGTACTGAAGTATTTAGAAAACAAATAACATCTAAAGTAGCTAGTGGTGCAGGTGCAACTACTACAACTGTTTATATTGCGCCTGACGAAGCTGTTACACAAATAGAAGAAATAGGTTTTTTTAGTGGTAGTTCTGCAAGTTCTACAACAGACAGTGGCACATTATATGCTAGAGTATTGTACAGCAGAAATAAAACTGCTGTAGAGAGTTTACAAATAGAGAGAATTGACACGTTAACATGAGTGATTTAAACCACTATACACAAACAACATACGTTAGTGGCGTAACTGCATTATCAGCAGATACTATGAACAACATAGATGCAGGTTTAACAGGATTACAAAGTGGTGGTTTTTTCAAACATGGTACTAATGTATCAAGTAACACAACTTTAGAGAGTGGTTACAATTTTTTAGTTGTAGCGCCTATAACTGTTGACGATACAATTGAATTAGATATACAAGGAAATCTTAAAGTTTTATGAGTGAAATAAAAGTAGATACAATAGCAGGTAGTACAGGTACAACTGTAACTATAAAAACAGGGCATACACTTACACTTGTCGAGAATATGGACGCAGGGTCTAATAAAATAACAAATGTTACAGACCCTACTTCTGCACAAGATGTAGCAACAAAAAACTATGTTGACACACAATTGTTAACTTTAGATACAATTGGTGAATTAACAGATGTAACAATATCATCTGTAGGTGACAACGAAGTTTTAGCTTACGATAGTTCAAGCAGTGAGTGGATTAATCAAACTGCTTCTGAAGCAGGTTTAGCAACAAGTGGTGATTTAACAACACATAGTTCATCTTCGTCAAACCCACACAGCGTAACTGCATCACAAGTAGGCATAAACAACACAGACGATGTATCAGAAGGGTCAACCAACGTTTACTATACAGCAACTAGATTTAACGATGCTTTTGGATTAAAAGACACAGATGATTTAACAGAAGGGTCAACTAATCTTTATTATGACAACGCAACAGTAATAGCAAATAGACTTGACCAATTTGCAGTACCTACAGCAAATTTAGATATAAACAGTAATAAAATGACAAATGTAACTGACCCAACGTCAGCACAAGACGTAGCTACAAAGAATTATGTAGATACACAAGGTTTTGCTGATATTGGTTTAGTAATTGCGTTAGGTTAAGGAAAGGAAGAAATGGCAAATACGTTCAAAAATAATTACGTAGATTTGACAACAGCTTATGCTGACGCAGTCGCTAGCGCTGACGTAACAGGCGAAGGTATTGTTCTGACTTTAAGAGCAACTAATATACATGCAAGCAACGATGGCACAGTGACAGTAGAAGTAGTTGATGGTACATCAGGCGCATCAGAAATTGCGCATGAATTATCAGTGCCAAATGGAACTACAGTAGAATTAGCAGGTACTTCAAAACTTGTATTAGAAACAGGTGATAAAGTGCAAGCAAAAGCTGATGCTTCATCAACTATAGAGTTATTTGTATCTTGGTTGCATATAACATAAGGGGGAAACATGCCTTATGGTTATACAGGTCAAAATTTAATAAATCAAACTAAAAAAAACAGTGGTGTTTTTTCTATATCTGACGTTGCTAGTTTAGAAAAACAAGGCAAATTTGGTGGTAGCTTAGAACATATTATTACATCAACTGCAAGTTCTAGTGCTGTAGAGTTTGTAGATAAGTTTGCATATTTTGATATTTTTAAAATTCAATTAATTAATTGTGTACCTTCAACACAAACAGAATTTGGTATTCAATTTTCTAACGACAGTGGTACATCTTATGAAACATCTAATTACGAATTTTCAAACAGAAGGGGTTTTGCAAATAACACATTTGAACTTAGAACAAGTCAAAGTCAGTCAAGCATAAGACTTGGTGGTGACGTTGAAACTTCTGACAATTTAAACTCTACTATATACATTTATAACGCAAACGATGCAAGTGATTACACTTACATCACGCAATACAGTGTATTTAAAGGCACAAGTGGTGGTGGTGGTTTTGGTTTTGAACAAGGTGGTGGATTGTATGGGGTAGCTGAAGTAGTCAATGGGATAAAAATTGGCGAAGGAACAGCTGTTTCTGCATTTACAAGTGGTACTGTAAAATTATATGGAATTAAAAAAAGATGAGCGCTTTAAGATTAATTAACGAATTTACTGCAAGTAATGTAAGTAGTTTTAAGTGTACTGATGTTTTTACAGACGACTTTGAAATGTATATGATAACTTTAGAAGGCTACGACAGACTAGGTGGCAGTTCAAATTTAGACGCTAGGTTTGTAAATAATAGAAACAGTTTTGAAATAGATAGTTACGCACATGGGTCAGGTATATTAAGAAGCTATGGTGCTTATGGGTCAGACAGGGGTAGTAACGCTTCAAATATAAGTACAGTTGCTTATGATGACAGTCAACAAAAAGGCAGTGGTAGTGTTATGTGGATATTTAATCCATCTAGTTCAGATAATTACACAGCATTTATATGGGAAAACAGTAGCGCATCATCAATTGGTACAGTTGGTCGTAAAGGTATTGCGTTTCACCAAAAAAAAGCATCTATTACAGGAATAGGTTTTGTAACTGATGGTAATTTTTCATTAAGAAAAATAAGAATTTATGGCGTAAGGGTTGATAGCTAATGGCAGTAGGTAAATTAATAGAAGTAATGTCAAGCACAACAACAACAGATTTAGGTAACGTTACGTTAACGGGTATAAATACTGACGATGTTTACATGTTTATGATTGCAAACGCTGTACCTGACACAGCAGATGCAGATTTACAAATTCAATTAACAGAAAGTGGTACTGCAAATGGCAATTCAAATTACACAGTTGCTATACAATATATGCGAGATGACAGAGATTTCGCTACTAATTCAGGTGACCATTTAGGACAATCAGGTTATAGTCAAGCAAATTTGTCAGGGTCTATGGAAAATGACGTAGGAACAGGTGGTTGTAATGGTTATGGTTTTATTTATAACGCTAACGACAGCAGTGAAAACACAATTATTGCAATTAGTACAATATATCAAGCAGAAGGTGCAATTATGTTAGGTCAAATTGGTGGTATTCGATTAGAAGAAAACACTGCTGTAGATGGTGTAAAATTCTTTTTTGATAGTAATAATATAAGAAGTGGTGCAACATTTGCACTATATAAGGTGAGTTAAATGAGTAACGAAAAATATGGTTACATAGGTGTAGATGTTCCTGAACAAAGTTTTAAAAATAATAAAGGGCTACTAGAGCCATCTGAAATAAATGAATTAGTAGCAGACGACAAATGGACACAATATGGACAATTAGAATTAATTGAAACACAAGTTGCTAGTGGTAGCAGTACGTCAATAAACTTTGAAAACATAAAGGGTCAAACTTATGATACACATTTATTAGTAGCTAGCAACGTAGCCTATGCAAGTGGTAGTGCTAATACAAGTATTAGGGTTTCAAATGATGGTGGTAGTTCTTATGAGAGTAATAATGATTATCAACTTGCAATACTATGGGCAAGTCAGGTAGCAGGATTTAATGAGTATAATACAACAGCTTATAGTCAAATTGATATTGGACTGTTAGGTGGTAGCACAGCTAATTTATGTATGAATTTTTATACTTATATACATAACGCAAGTAACCCTTCTAAGTACACTTATTTTACAACACATGGCACTGCAATATCATCTGCAAGTCATCATGGTCAAGGCATGTTTTAT